CCGGAAAGTTGGTTGTGCTAGTTTCAAATCGCTAGGACTTAAAATTTAAGATGAGTATCCCAGTGTGAGACAGGAGAAAGAAAAGTCGAGAAGTCCGGTCCAGGACGTAAGAACAGAAGTGGACAGGCAGATAAGCCTACAAGCCTCGGGAGTGATCCACGAGCAATCCGACATGAGCCTGAGAGTCGTAAAAATCAAAGGAGAGGGACGCTTGAGCAACGCAAAGCTACGCCAGAGGTGGTGCGTCACATTTAGAAAGGAGGTAATGATGATGGTAGAAGATAGCTACAAGCATCAAGGGCAATTCACATGTCGACCGTACAGATCCAAAAGACTGGCGGAGTACTTCAAACGTATGTCACAGGACCATACAAAAGTAGAGTACGACGACAATGTGGCAGATGTGCTTAAAGCCCAAGGTTATCATGTCGAGGAAGCACCTCGTTCCGTTTATAAGGCAGATAAACTTTACGAAGCACTATCCGGCTATGCGCCTAACACAATCCCAGCACCAAAGCCGACCGACGAGTATCGGAGTGGGATATCTCTAGCGTATAGTTGTTTCGCTAAGCCTAAAGGGCAGGAACCTCTTCACGTCCTATCAATGACGCCTGAGACAATTGTCCGAATCACCTCGAATCCCAGTGGATCCGCAGGGTTGACGAATTATGGCTGCACGAAAGCCGAGTCACAGACTCGTGCCTTAGAGAGAGGCTTGCAGACTCTGAAGCGTGAGAAGCAACCTGAGCCGTGTTTAGCATTCAGTAGAACACAGTTCAACGACAAAGCTAGATTGGTTTGGGGATACCCATATTCCATGACGGTCATCGAGGGACTCGTTGCTTATGTCCTTCTTCAAGAGTTCAAGGGCGGTAGAACACCCATGGCTTTCGCAATGTCCACTGGAGCATTGGGAACGAAACTGAGGGTGGCATCATATCATAAGGAGTGGGCTTACTCATTAGATATGAGCCAGTTTGACGCCACAATTTCAGCTGAGCTTATTCATATCGCATTCAAAATCCTTAGAACGTGGTATGATATGTCAGAAGTTGAGACGGTTAGTCAGTGTACCGTTGGTCAGATTTTTGACCTGATAGAGTATTACTTTATACACACTACGATAGTCATGCCTAATGGCAAAATCTACATTGGTAAGGATCATGGAGTGCCAAGTGGTTCATACTTCACTCAAATCGTGGATAGCATTGTGAATGTTATCATCGGAGGAACAATTGCGGCGAAATATCACCTGAATGTGTCAAAACGTGAAATCTTCGTTCTCGGGGATGATCTTTTGATGTGGTCCAATCGTAAGATGGATCTGGATACAATAGCTGCTTATGCTAACTCCGCCTTTGGCGTAAAACTTCACGGTAGTGAGAAATCAAGGCTCTTTCACTATACGGAAGCGATTCATTACCTGGGTCGTGACTGGGAAAATGGCGTGCCAGACCTGGACCAGGATGAAATCCTGAAGCGAATGATATATCCGGAAAGATTTAGGCAATATCCCAAGGATCCGGAAGAAAGGAAGAGGGCGGTTCGAATGCTGCTACTCGCCTATGCAGGAACTTATCGAAGGGCTTGGAGGATTGCGTACTTAGCCATGGAACCGAATGATATGTGGTATGCTCAG